ACTTGATGGTGTCTTTTGTTTTGCCTTGTGCGATCTCACCAGTGTTCATATCTTTAGTCGCACAGGTGAAGAATACTTGAGCCTTGAACACCTCAAGCCTGAGCTGTACGACATCTCTAAGACCCTTGGTACCGACATCATTATCTTTGAAGGATACGCCAAGGGTGTCCCCCAGCCTACTATCAGCGGTTGGTGTCGAGACACTAAAGCCCAGCACTACGAAGTTGGGGCTTATGTCCATGATGCCCTGAGCCTCGATGAGTTCTGGGGAACCTGTGAAGCTCGTCCCTATGAAGAACGAAGCCAAGAGCTAAACCGCATTGAGTTCTGGCAGAGCTACCACCATACCTTCCTTGTTCCTCAATACTTTGCTTACACTTGGTCAGAAATCGACAAAGCAGCAGAGCGTATCTGGAATGCAGGTGGTGAGGGCTTGGTAGTTAGAGACCCAAGTGTCGGCTACCTCCCTGGTAAACGTAATGAAACCATGATGAAAGTTAAGAAGTACATTAGCTACGACCTGAAAGTCTTGAGTCTCCAAGAGGGAACCGGGAAATACACAGGGATGGTTGGCGCACTTGTCTGCCAGTTCAGAGACGGCAAAGAAGTTATTGTCGGTACTGGTCTCACGGATGCCCAACGGAAACGCTGGTGGTCTGAGTTCTTCTATGATGAAATCGTAGGTAAAATAGTTCAAATTGATGCTATGTCTGAGAGTACAAAAGGAGTCCTAAGGGAACCAAGGTTCAAAGGCATACGCACTGACAAAACAGAAGGAGATTTTTAATGACGCTCAAAATTCTTTTTGATGCTGATATGACAGTATTCAGAGCTACCTCGTCTGTCGAGACACCTATTCAATGGGATGGTGACCTCTGGACTCTCCATGCGGATGCAGGGGAAGCCAAGGTGAAGGTAGACGACTCAGTGCTTACTCTAACGGAGAAGGTGTTGAAACACTACAAACACGAAGGTGAATATGAGATCGTTATGTGCTTCTCCGATGAAGACAACTTCCGGAAGAAGGTTTTGCCGACATACAAAATCAATAGAGCTGATAAACGGAAACCTGTCTGCTACTACGGCGTTAAACAGTGGGTCGAAGAAAACTACAACTGTTACCAGAGACCGGGCTTAGAAGCTGATGATTGTATTGGTATCCTTTCGACAATGAAAAATAGCAATGCAATTATTGTGTCGGGTGATAAGGATTTCAAAACGATTCCTGGTCGCTTCTACGATTTTCTGAGAAATGAGTTTTACGACATCACTCAGGAAGAAGCCGACTACTGGCACCTCTTTCAGACTCTTATAGGTGACACCACGGATAACTATAAGGGCTGTCCGGGCTGTGGAGCAGTCTCCGCTAAGAAACTTTTGGATCAGTCACCAACTTGGGAAACCGTTGTAGCTGCTTTTGAGAAGAAAGGGCTAACCGAAAGTGATGCACTGGTTCAGGCGAGAGTCGCTAGGATTCTAAGGGCTTCCGATTATGACTTTACCGCAAAGAAGCCTATCCTCTGGTCGCCAAATTAATTGTTCCACATATAACGAAAACACTATCGTTCCAGATAAGTGAGGAGAGGAAGTGATTACATATTCGACCTCGAAGACTCTATGATTCCTATATTACCTAAAGGAGACCTAGAGTATCTCAAACAAGTCTTTAGTTTCTCTGAACTGATGAGGAAGCAACACGCTAACAATGATGAACATATTGGATATATGAAAGGCGTACAGGCGGTCTTAGAAGTTTGTGAGGCTTTAGCAAATCCACCGAGAACGGAGGACTATGACACCTAATGTGTTTTAAAGTCAAGTCACCAAGCGTTGCTAACACACAGGTAACAGCTTCTCAGCTCCTTCCTTCTACGGAAGCTACTGAACCTGAAAGTCCTGTCTATGGTGGAGATGGCGATGCTTTCAACAAGAAGAAAGGCAGAGATGCCTTGAAAATCAAAATGAACTCCACCTCTACTGGCTACAATCCAGTAAATATGTAGAACAGGAGGTACCATGTGTAACAAACCAAAAATTAAAACACCTCCTGCCCCTGTTGCTGCCGCTCCTGTTGCTGCCCCTGAGACAACTACTGTCGCTGATGTCGATACAGCCACTGAGTCTAAGAAAAAGAAGACTGGTAAACAGTCCCTCACTATTGGTATCAGCAATACCAGAGGAACCGGGTTGAACATCTAATGGCAATAGAGCTTGTCGAAAAGGCAAAAGAGCTTTATGATCGCCTTGAAAACGACCGTAAATCTTATATCACAAGGGCAGAAGAATGTGCAAAGCTCACAATTCCTTCTTTATTCCCGAAGGAAGCCGACAACAAAGATACCAAATATGAGACCCCTTATCAATCCGTAGGAGCCAGAGGGTTAAACAATTTAACTGCTAAGTTACTCTTGGCGTTATTCCCTCCTAATGCCCCCTTCTACAAATTGACACTGCGTGATGACCTTGCAGAATACTTTGAGGCTGATGCCAACGCTAAATATGAGATTGAGCAAAAGCTCGTTCAGATGGAGCAAATCATCCTTAACTGCATTGAGACATACCAGATAAGGGTAACCATCAATGAAGCTATCAAACAGCTTTTGGTCGCTGGTAATTGTTGTCTGTTCCTCCCTCCGAAAGAAGGAGGCATTAAGCTCTATCGCCTTAACTCCTATGTAATCCAAAGGGATGCCTTGGGAAACGTGATACAGCTTATAGCAACCGACAAACTAACTGTTGCTACGCTCCCACAGGAAGTAAGGTCTCTAATTGATTCCAATAAGAAACCCGAAGAAGAAATAGTCGTATACACCCATGTTTACTACAGCAATGAAGATGACCGAATGTACTCCTACCAAGAAGTAGACGGCAAGCAGATACCGGGAACTGAAAATAACTATCCAAAAGATAAATGCCCGTGGATACCTCTGCGCCTTGTGAAACTTGATGGTGAGTCCTATGGTCGTGGTTATGTCGAGGAATACCTTGGTGACCTTAAGTCACTTGAGGGACTCCAAAAGGCAATCGTTGAATTAGCCGCTATAGCTGCAACTGTAATTAATCTCGTGAACCCCAATGGTATCACACAGGTTCGTAAAGTAACCGCAACGAAGAATGGTGGATTCGCACCGGGTCGCCTCGAAGACATTCAGACACTACAACTTCAAAAGTCCCAAGATATGCAGATAGCAAAACAGACAGCAGATGCCTTAGAAGCTCGGCTGTCTTATGTTTTTATGCTCAACTCTGCTGTCCAAAGAAGTGGCGAACGTGTCACTGCTGAGGAAATCCGGTATGTCGCTGGGGAACTTGAGGATACCTTAGGTGGCATCTACTCTATCTTGTCGCAAGAACTACAGCTTCCACTGGTACGGAGACTGCTTGCCCAGCTTCAAGCTACAGGACAGCTCCCTCAGATTCCTGACAACATGATAGAGCCAGCAATCACTACAGGCATTGAAGCTCTTGGTCGTGGTCACGATCTAAGCAAAATGACAAGTTTCTTAACGACTGTTAGGGACATCCCTGAGGCTCAACAGCGTATCAACTGGGGTAACGCTATTATCTCTCTGGCTTCTGCTCACAACCTCGACACTACTGGTCTGGTTAAATCTGATGAGCAGATGCAAGAAGAAATGCAACAGCAAGCCATGATGCAAATGGCACAAGCAGCAACACCTAATGTCGCTAAAGGTCTCATAGAAGGACAAGAAGCGGCTCCTACTCAATAACAAGGAGGAACAAATGGAACCCACTGAAAATCAAGAAGTTGTCACAGAAACTGTGGCAACCGAAGAAATTCCTGCCGCTACAGAACCCGACCTCTCACAAGTAGAAGTTGTGTCAAACGGTCAGGAAGTAGATTTAACAGCATCGGAAGGTGAAAACTCGGACGATAAGGCTGCCGAAAGTGAAGAAAAGGTAGCAACTCCGAACCCTGATGATGTCGTACAGAAAGAAGTAAACGAAGCTAAAGCCACTACGGAACAGGTTAAGCAGCTTGTTACCGACAAAGGTTTAAACTTTGAAGAACTGCAAAGAACCTATGATGAAGCTGGTGCTTTGACTGAGGTACAGTATACAGAGCTGGAAGCAGCAGGCTATCCAAAAGCCGCTGTAGATGCCTGTATTGCTGGTCTCCAAGCAACTGCTGACAAATTCGTAGGAACCGTCAAGGAATATGCAGGTGGCACTGAGGGTTTTGATCGCATGGCAGCCTTTGTGAAATCCCAAGGGGACGCACAGGTAGCCGCTTTTAATACTATTATGACCACCGCTGACCTGCCTACTATCAAGGAATACTTGAATGGTGTTAAGGCACAGATGGTAGCTAAGAACGGAACTGCAAATGGTTCTGTCTTAGGCAGCGCAACCTCTGGAGCAACCCAAGGGTTCTCTAACATTGCCGAAATGACAAAAGCAATGGCAGACCCTCGATATGGTCGGGATGCCAAGTACACTCAGTCTGTAGAAGCTCGTGTAGCTACTTCCAACATATTCTAAATTCAACTATTTTTATTCCCGAAAGGATGATTATTTAACTAATGGCAGATATTACTATTGCAGCTCCCGGTCTAATCCAAGGAGCCTCCCCCGCTGACCGTCTCGCATTGTTCTTGAAGATGTATGCAGGTGAAACTATTACCGCCTACACTCAGGCTTCTGTAACCTTGGGACGTCATATCGAACGACATATTACGAGTGGCAAATCCGCTCAATTTCCCGTCTTTGGTCGTGCTGCGTCCTCTTATCTTAAAGCAGGAGCAAACCTTGACGACCTGCGTGTCAACATTCCGCACGCTGAGAAAATCATCGAGATTGATGGTCTGTTGACCTCTGACGTATTGATTTTTGACCTTGATGACACAATGGCTCACTTTGATGTCCGTGGCGAATACGCTAAACAGGCTGGCGAAGCCTTAGCTGTTGCTCGTGATGGTGCTGTTCTGGCTGAGATTGCTAAATTAGTAGTCGAAGACAAAGAAAACATCACTGGCTTAGGTAAAGGTGCAATCCTGTCCACCACACTCCCTGCTGCATCCATTGGCGAAACCGAAGCAATGGGTAAAGCAATTTTTGAACAGCTCTTGAAAATCAAAACCGATTTGTCTGAGAACTATGTCCCGGAAACGGAACGTACAGTTTACATTCGCCCGGTAGCTCTGAATGCTCTGGTAGCAAACAAAGACATCATCAATAAACTGTATGGTGCTTCTGTGACTATTGAGAGTGGTAAGCCGCCGAAGCTGATTGGCTTTGACCTCGTTGAAACCCCGCACCTGACTAGAGGTGGCGCAGATGTCAATGCAGGTGTTATCCAAGGTAACGGTCACGTTTTCCCTGCCGCTTATAAGGACACCTGTATGTTCCTTGTAGCCCACCGCTCCACTGTAGGTACCCTGACCTTGAAAGACTTGGCTTTGGAACACGCTCGCCGTGCCAACCTGCAAGCTGACCAAATCATTGCCAAATATGCAATGGGTCATGGTGGTTTGCGCCCGGAAGCTGCTTTCATGGGTGTTATTACCTCTGCATAATTTACCCATAGGGGAGTCTAATGGCTCCCCTATTTTTTCTAAAAGAAAGGAGGAAAATCTCAAATGATTTCCCCTACTACTGAGCTTGATGCCGTTAATGAGATTATTGGTGCCATAGGCGAAGCCCCTGTGAACACCTTGGAAAACCTTATGAATGTTGACGTTATCAATGCACTCCGTATCCTCAGGAACAACAACAGAGCCTTTCAGTCCCGTGGCTGGTCTTTTAACAGCATCACTGAATACCCTTTGAACCCTGATGTTTACTCAAAGAAAATCAAATGGTTAGATGTATACCTGAAAATAGATGGTGAAGAAGGTACAAAGTATGTGAAGCAGGGCGACTATGTTTATGATCTAATCGCTAAGACCTCCATCTTTGAAAGTCCTATTTCTATCAACGCTATTATTTTAGTTCCCTTTGAAGATATGCCGGAACCTGCTCGCAACTACATTGTCGCTAAAGCATCCGCTGAATTTCAATCGAGATACCTTGGTGATGAGTCGTTGACCCAAATTCTTAACAACAAAGTCCAAGAGACTTGGCAGTATCTACAGGAAGATGAACTCGACAAAAACGAATATAACTTACTTGACCATACTCATGTACAGGAGTTGTTGACCAGATGACAGCTTTATATTCTCAAACTAAAAAAAACCTTGTAGCCGGTATCAGTCAACAGCCACAGGTTCTTAGGCATCCCGAGCAGCTCAACGAGCAAATCAATGGGTTCTCCACGGAAGCCGCTGGACTCCAAAAGAGACCGCCTACTCAGTATGTCGCTCCTTTAGCGAAAGAAGTTAATGTAGGCAATAAACCGCTTGTACACTTCATCAACCGAGATGACTATGAGAAGTACATTGTAACCTTCACCGGTAACGATGTTATGGTCTTTGACCTCGATGGGAAACCTAAGGAAGTTCATTATGAAAGTGAAGATGCCAGACGATATATTACTACTCAAACCCCCCGGAGTGACCTTAAGTGTCAAACCATAGCCGACTACACCTTTATCTCTAATATTTATGCTATCCCCAGAATGTCTAATGAGGTAACAGAGGATGTCTGGGTTACTCAGGGTGCATTAGTGAATATTAAGAGTGGTCAATATGGTAGGACATATCGTGTGGATATTAATGATGGTACCATAGCATCCTTTACGACCCCTGATGGTTCCGACAAGTCTCATACAGGACAAATTGCAACCGACTATATAGCTAATCAATTAGCTGCACAAGCGCGCAATAATGGTTATGAAGTACAAACAGGTTCCTCTTGGTTGTATATAAAAAAATCTTCTAACACTACCATTGAGAAAAAGTATTGGAGAGCCCCCTCAACATCATATGAACAACAAGAACAAATATTTAAAAGCATGAGTAAAACCATCGCTCAGTATTATCCTAGAGAAAACAAACTGCGAATCAATGCCTATAACCCCGGAGATGATTATGTTACACTAACCTCACAAGCACTCGCAGAAATAAATCGCTGCTCAATGGATTATTGGGAAGTTTTATTTCTTAATGATGTTAGATGCGAGCTTCGTAGAAAAGGTTTTTGGGAAACAGTTATTGAGCAAAATACTACCTCAGATATTAAAAGCGTTACTGTTTATGATGGTTATAATAACCAAGCAGCCTTTGGTGTCCTTAAGACCGTACAGAAATTCTCTATGCTCCCTGCTTCTGCTCCTGATGGTTTCACAGTCAAAGTAGCAGGAGAATCCGGCAGCACTACGGACGACTACTATATACGCTATGATGCCTCAGAGAATCTCTGGAAAGAATGTGTGCGCCCCGGTATCTCTAAGAGTTACGATCTCCAAACAATGCCTCATGTTTTGGTCAGGCAGGCAGATGGTTCTTTCTTACTCAGACGAGCTGAGTGGGAAGAACGGAGAACAGGTGATGAAGACTCTAACCCTGAACCGTCCTTCATTGGTTATCCTATAAAAGATATTGTCTACTTCCGAAACCGCTTATGCTTTATCGCAGGTGAGAATGTAATCTTGTCTCAGTCCGCTGGTTTCTTTAACTTCTGGATGGTTTCAACAATGGAAGTCCAAGACACAGATGCTATTGATTTAGCTATATCCGACAACAAGATTGCCACATTACACCATGCGGTTCCTTATGATGAAAACCTTGTCTTGATGAGTGATGACGCACAATTCATCTTGAGGTGCGAGGGTGTGTTGACACCTAAGACCGCAAACATCCCTCCTGCTGTAACCCGCTTTGGTAATTCACTAAAAGCTAAACCTGCGACTGCTGGTAGAAACCTATACTTCACCGCAGAGCGTAGTCAGTACACTACCGTTCGTGAGTTTTTCACTGCTGCTGACAACACGGAGAGTAAGGATGCTCAAGACATTACCAGTCATGTATCTAACTACATTCCCAATGGTGTCTATAAAATTATTACGTCCCCTGTTGAAAACCTTCTGCTATTTTTAACAGAAGGGGCAAGTAACTGTATTTATGTTTATAAGTATCTCTTTATTGACTCTGTGCGCCAACAGGCAGCATGGTCTCATTGGGACTTCGAAAATGGCACTGTATTCGGTGCGGACTTCTTTGGTGGTATCTTTTATGTCGTTATTAAAAGAGACGGAATATTGTTCCTTGAGAAAATGTCCTTCACCTACAATACTGCTGACTTTGAAAACGAACCTTATAGAATCTATTTAGATCGCAAGGTTCCTTATGTAATCCCGGAGGACTCCTACAACCCCGTCACAGAGCGAACCTCTTTTAACCTCAAGGATGTTTACGACTCCTCAGACTTACTAAACTTCACTGACTTTGCCCTTGTGGATACCCAAGGAACCTATATGGAACTTGAGGGAGCCTCTGACGGCTTAGTCTCAATCGAAGGAGACTGGCGCAACAAGACAGTATTTATTGGTCAGAACTTTACCATGAAGGTAGGCTTCTCGACTCTAATGATTAGGCAGGAGACCCAAAATGGCACCAAAACCATAGACACAGGTCGCTTGCAGCTGCGCTCTTTCTGGGTAAACTTCTCAGACTCAGGGACTTTCTTGGTCTCTGTCGATATAAAAGATAGGAATAAATTTGAATATCTGCATACCTCCAGAACCTTAGGGAACCGTAATAGTACCTTAGGTTCTTTAGTTTTTTCTACAGACCAATTCAAGGTTCCTATCCAATCCCTAAACACAAACTGCGATATAACGATCACCTCTACCAACCCTAATCCGGTCGCCTTAATAGGGGCTGGCTGGGAAGGAAGCTACTACAGAAGGAGTAAGCCTATATGAAATTACATACAGAAAAGACCACTCTTAAACAGATGCAGGACTTTCTGGAACACGCTCGCCCACTGGATATCCAAGAAGCTGAAATGGATGGCATTAAGTTTACTGACCTGCCCCTCTCTGATTTTGAGGACTGTAAGAGCATTGTAGACGAAGAAGGTAATGTCTTTGCTATTGGTGGTGTTGTCGAAGAAGACACCGATATAGGTGCTGTCTGGATGCTCTGTACAGAACGTGTAGAGCAGCACAAGATAACGTTCCTTAGGTTCACCAAAAGGCTCCTTGAAGACTACCTAAAGCGTTATGCTGTCCTTGGTAACCGTGCATGGTTGGGTAATCAGCTCCACATTGATTGGCTGACTTGGATGGGTGCTAAATGGGCTAACTGTGAGGGAGAGTTCCGTTGGTTTGGTTTTGTTAGAAAGGAGACACCTGAATAATGTGTTCGTTACCCTCTGCATTGGATGTTGGCTTGCAAGTTGCAGGTAACTATATGGGTCAAAGGGCTACCGCTAAGGCAGCTCAGGCTCAGATGAACCAGCAAGCACAAGCCGCTTTCACCCAAATGAATTACGCCTTTCAAGACTACGAGATAGAACGTGTGGATGCTTTTGATGCTGCTGTTGCAGAACTCGACAAAGTTTCTCACAATGCTATGCGTGTCAACTCTGGTGTCGAAGCCGCAGTAAATGAGACCATGTCTGGTGGTCGTACCGCTAAAATGCTCGTTAGGAACGTTGAAGGTGATACTGCCCGGACTAAAGCATCTATCAAAGATAATTTTGCTCGTAAGTCTAATGAAATTGATTTAAACAAAGAGCGCAGCTTGCTCTCTACAAAAGACTATATAAACAACCTAAATGCTTCTGCTCCTAAAATGCCGTCCCGTTTCAGTAATGCTATAAGCACTGCTGGGATAGTTTTAAATTCCTATACTAAAACCCAGAATCAACGTCAATCCGTGAAGAACACTGGAGCTAAGTATAACTGGATAACTAATGGAGCTAAATAAATATAAGGAGGTAATCAACTAATGTCAAACCCCGTAAGTGCCGCAATAGGCACTCAAAGGCAATTTGCCATACAACCTAAGAGTGTCTATCAGCAAAACTTAAAGGCTCTTTCGGTTGGTAACGGAATTAGCCAGAGGACAGACTTGGATGCTGCCTTACTTTCTAAATCCTTAGGTATCCTTGGTGGTGCTATTTATGACGAGTCAATAGCTGCTGATAAACGAGAACGTGAACAATTCACTGCTCTTGAGGCAGAAAAACTGATAGCCGGAAAGACTCCTGAAGACCTTGCTAAGTTTGACCGCATACAAGCCCTCCAGCACAGCGACAAAGGTTACGACCTCACCGACAACCCTTATGCAATGGCTACTCTTGACCAGTCAATAGGTCAGGTGGCAGCCGCCTCTGCAAAGGAACGGTGGGCTTCTGAGAACCCCGGCACTCCTAAAAGTATCAATGAGGCTATCCAGTCTTATGATGGTATGCTTCAAGAGACCTATGGTTCCTTTAAGGAAAGTGTCAGAAATGGTGTCGCCTTTGATAAGGGCTTTTACGATGGCTACCAGAGGGATGTCCTACAGGTCGCCCATGAAGCCCACCAGCGTATTAATAATGAAGCCAGAGCTAAAGGTCAGAGAACCTGCAATGTTAAACTTCAAGGGTTAGTAGCTGGAGCAGACACAATGGACACAGAGGCTTTTGTGCAGTCCTTTGGAGAAATCACTAGGGAACTTCAAGGATACGTTAAGAACTCTGATGAAGCCTTAAAGATAATCCAAGGGAACCTTGAGGTGCTTGCTGAAAATGGCACCAGCACTGAAAAGCTGAACGCTATCAAAAATACGCCTTACTATGGTTCTGACCGAAAAATAGGCGATGAACTCTCCTTCTTCAAGTATTACAAGAAGGTCTCTGAGAACGTCAACTATAAAGTGGCTGATGATGTCTACGAAGCCTGCCGTAACGCTGATGGTACTGTTAATTGGGAGAAAGCAGAGGAACACCTTAAGGCTCTCCCGGCTACTGCTTTAAGCCGTGGGATTCCTCAGGTCTACCTTCCGCAATACTCTGGTGACCTCGATGGTCTTAAACCCGCTTTCAAGGCTATCCTGCCCTCCGTTGGTGGTATATTGTCTCAACTTGGTTATGGTGATGTCGCTGAATATACCAGTGGTTATCGTGACCCTTCTCGAAATGCAGCCGCTAATGGTTCTCCAACAAGCTATCACTTAGTTGGGGATGCAGTTGACGTTCACCTCGGTAATTTAACTAAGGAAGAACAGGAAACAGTAAAAGCTAATTTCAAACCATACTTCTCTGAGATACTCTACCATGATGCTGGTAGTGGTCTCCACCTGCACCTTGGGGGTTACCGAGGGGGTCTTGATGACCGTGCGGATGACACAGAAGTTACCGCTTCTGCCTACTCTCCTGACCGCCTCGACAAAATCAGAAGCCGCCTGAGAGCGAAAGATGCTGATGCGAAACGAGTTGCGAAGGAACGGTCAGAAGCAGTCTATAACAACACTGTTCAAGCCGTGACACAAGCAGGTACCCAAGAGGAAGCCTTGAGACTCCTTGATAACTCTGGGATTCCTTTGGCGAAACAAAACGCCCTGCGCCGGAGCATCAACGCTAAGTTTAAAGCTATCAATCAAGGTAACCTCAGTGTTGAAGACCAGTTCTACCTCAAGTATGAAAAAGGTAAGCTGTGGACTGATATGGCGACCCTGAAAGAATATGAACGTCAAATGGAAAATGAAGACACAGAGATTGATGATAAATTCCAAGACAAAGCCAATGCCGCCGCTCGCCGTATGAATGACTATTGGAAACATTGCATTCCTGGCTACGGTAAGTCTGAGTCCAAGAAATCAGAAACTACTGAGTCTCCTGTCGATAATTCTTCTGATGCTCTTATGGATGAAATAAAAACAAAAGCAGTTCCGCAGATGATCGCTAAAGGGATGACCAGAAGTGAGATTGAAGAACGCTTGATGAAAATAGCACCTCGGTATGGTCTGAATGCTGCGACCCTACTGGATAGCCTTGAGTTACCTAATGATATTGAATAGGAGGAACCAAAGTGAGCATTACTGATGACTTACTGAATTTTGAACCAGAGCAGTCTATTGAAGAAAAGGCTCTTGAAGAAATACAAGCTAAACGACACAATGCTTTTGCTGACCTTGGGGATGCCCTGTTCGACTATGCTAAGGGAGCTGTCCAAGGTCTCCAAGAAGTAAACCGGGCTGGTGACCATGTTGCCACTACAGACCCCCTAGCCCTCACTGGTCTTGATACTGCTAGAGTCGATACGTCTACTAGGCAGTCTCAGGAACAGCAGGAGGCTACTGATTGGTATAAAGCTGCAACTGATAATCTTGCAGACGAAACTGTTAAGCCTGCTATCTTTACTGCTGCCATGCTTGGCAGTGGTACAGCTGCGGCAGCTATCGCTCCACTGATTGCTAAAGATACTGTGGAGCAAGCTAAGGAAAAAGGACTCGGAGAAGCCCTGCTGGAGTTTGGTAAAAATACTGCACCTATCTATGGTTCCTACCAACAAACCCAAGAAGAAGGTTGGGATGAATATGTTAATGAGCATCCTCTACGAGCCGCTGGTCTCCTTTTGGTCGCCGAGTCACCTGTGATGATTCCTGCTGTCCACAGTGCTAAATACGCTCGAAAAAACTTCCTTGTTAATAAGGGTAAGAAAAGCGTTGTAGAAGCTGAAAAGATTGTTAAAGGTGAATTTGATTTACAGCATAACAAAGCCAAGGTGAAACCTGAGGCTCCTGTGCAGAAACAGCCTACTATCTCTGAGGCTCTATTATCTACAGAGGAACCTGTGGTTACCCAGCGGTCGGCGTTTAAACCGAAGAACATTCAGGAACGCATAGATCACACGGTGAACCCTGAGGTATCCAAACGTATCGACCAGATTGTCGATGAGGGCTTTAAGCAAGCTAAACAGCTTGAAGACACTCAGCCCTTCCGTGGTGCCTACGAAACCGAAGTAGTACCCCTGCCTACCGAATATCCTCATCCTGTGCGTATCCACCAGATTCTTGAGACTGCTAATAGTATTGTGCCTGTCCGTGTTGGTCGTATGCAAGCCGGAAAGAATACCCTTGGCTACCATATGACGAAACAAGAAGGTGTCCGCATCCGCTCTTTCCAAGAGTTCGACACTATTGCCCATGAAATAGGGCATAACCTTGACAAGAAATTCAATATACAAGGACATGATGCAGAGTTAAGAACTGCTGCTGAAAGTGTCTGGAAAAATGGGCAGTATAAAGATTTTGAACTGCGTGGTGAAGGTATCGCTGAGTTTACAGCGGAATACGTTATGAATCCTGAGGTTGCCCAGAAGAACTTTCCGGGATACTTTGAGGACTTCACAAGTAAACTTGCAGAAGACCCGAAGCTCCAGAAGAAGATGGACACTCTCAGTAATCAGATTCGCAAATGGTATACACAGAGCGAAGAAGCTCGTGTAAGGGGTGCTATTGTTGTTGAAGGGGATATTAAAACCCCAATGAAGCAACAGATAATTAAAGGAATTGATAATGTTCAAAACGCCTTAGTGGACGACACTGCCAAACTTAGAACCGCCATTCAGGACTTTGAGGACTTTACTGGATATAAAATTAATCCAGAAGAAAACCCAGCTGATATAGCCTTAGCTATTAAAAGCACTATTCCCGCTCGTTCCCAAATGCTCTTAGGGCTTTCTAAGTTAGACAGTAAATTTGTTATAGGTGCTTTAGAGGAAGTTTACAATATCCCCTTAAATAAAATCACCTTTGCTGACGTCTACGCACCACTTGAAGCCCTAGCTAAATCTGGTAAAAACAAAGAGTATCTAAGCAAACATGGTTTTAAAGATTGGCATGATGCCTTTACTAGTTATATGTCGGCTCTCCATACTCTCGAAGTTATCAACTTGAAAAATGCTGAGAAAGTTGCGGCACTCACAGAGCAGCTTACAGACTTCCAGAAGAAGTTGAAAACCATCGACCCAGTTCTTGACAGTAAAGTTGTTAGTCAGCTTGAAAAGGCTATTCTCAAGACAGAGAAAGCTATTACTGCTATCGAAGAAGGACGAGCAGATTATATTACCCCTATCAAAAAATCGGATGCAGCAGCAACCATAAGGAACGCCCCCGGCAATCTAAAGGTAGCCGCAAAGCAACTCCAGCTTTTCAATGAAAATATCCTTGACATTTCAGTTGAGTTTGGTTTTCTGAAAAAAGAAATGGCTGCTGATTTCAAAGTAAAGTATCCACACTATGTCCCACTGTTCCGTGATTTTTCCTTAGAGAACGCTATGGATACTTCTTTTGGTAAACATCAGAACTTTGTTGATATTGATAAGTTCTTCAAGGCTCTAAGTGAAGAAGGTAGCGAACGGTCATTGAAAGACCCTATTGTCAGCATGCAGCAGTCAGTTATGCGCCTAATCAATAATGGTGAACGAAATAGAGTCGGTCAGGCTCTTGCCAATCTCACCAAGAAAGACAAGAGTGCTTCTTTACTTATGGAAGTCAAAGGCAGTAGCCCTGCTGGTGCCAAAGGGGTCTTTACTGTTTGGGAAGATGGTAAACAAAAGGCATACCAAGCAATAGCTCCGGGTGTCTATGAGGCTGTTAAAGAAATGGACAGAGGAACTGCGGCGGCTATGAGTAATATTTTAGCAAAAATAGCAACTACAGCCTCCACTACACTACGCATTGGTGCGACCTCTACTCCTGCCTTTACTGTCTGGAACTTCCTACGAGATAGCGTTTTTGCTTCCTTAGCCTCTGAAACTGGCTTAAAACCTATCTTTGGTACCCTTGAGGGTTTCTACAGTCGGGCTGACAAAGAGCTTATGGCTCGTTTTGAAGCTCAGGGTGTCCCCTTCTCTACTTATATTGGTAATAGTAGGGACATCACAAAGAGACTTCGTGGAGCCGCTGGGGATACCCCTTGGTATAAAGATAACCTTGCGTATAAAGTGGGTGACAAGACCATAAGCACTATGCTTGATTTTAACCAGATGGTGGAAGAAGCTCCTCGTCTTGCTGAATTTAAAAGAGCGTTAGAACGAGGTTATTCTCCTGAAAAAGCAGGTGCAAAAGCCCGTGACCTCACATTGAACTTTGCTAGAGCTGGTACCAAAGGTAGACAAATAAATCGTTATTCAGCTTTCTTTAATGCAACTATCCAAGGCTTTGATAAGTTTTGTAGGTTGATGAACGAAAGACCGAAGGAAACTATTGCTTTTGGCACTGCTTACATTACACTCCCCACCATAGCTCTTTGGAGCCAGAACCACGACAAAGACTGGTATCGTGATATGCCATTTGATGACAAAATGAAACATTGGTTCTTTGAAGTTAATGGTACAATCTTTAAGATTCCTAAGCCAGAACTACCGGGATACCTCTTTGGTTCTGCTGTTGAACGTGTTTTGGATATGGTTTATGACCAAGACCCTCAGGCTTTGGAACGCAGTAATTTCAATGGGTTCTTAATTGGTAATACTATACCTAACCCTATTCCAACAGCTGTTACTCCTATCATTGAGTGGATGACTAACTACAACCTTTATCGTGGTAAACCTATAGTTAGTAGCCGGGATATGAAAAAGGAGACTGCTGACCAATACAACATCTACACCTCCGAAGTAGCTAAAAGTATAGGTAAGGCGGCCGATCTGAGTCCCGCTAAAGTTGATAATTCAATTAAATCCGTGACTGGCTCTATGGGTATATTCTTCCTAAGTGCTTATGATGCTTTTGCAAAAGAAAACGCCACCCCTGATAAGAAACTTACTGACCTCACTCGGTTTACCTTTACAGAAGGTAGCCGAACTCGTAGTGCTGAGGTGTTCTATGATGGTCTGGATGCTCTTGAAAAGCAGTATAACAGCAGCTCTAAGAAAAATAAGTCAAGGAACCACAAAGGTATGCTGAGTGCTAAGAAACAAATTGATGCTCACCGTAAAACCTACAATGGTATCTTGAATGATGAAAAACTGGATGGTGCTACAAAACGCACCAAGCTGGATGAAATCAACAAGAAAATTAATGCTATTCAACGTAAGGCTAACCAAAGTTACCTTAACTACAAATATATTCAAAACCCTCAGAAATAAAAGAGGCTGCCTCCGGGTAGCCTTTTGAATTTCTTAAAGAAAGGAAATGATACACCATATTAAAAACAACTATTACCTACGAAGGTACTGGTTCTCAGGCGGTCTTTGATATCCCCTTTGATTACCTTAAAGGTTCCTTTGTGATCGCCACTGTGGCCGACACAAACCTTACCTATGGTACAGATTATGTGGTCGCTAATCGCCAAGTCACATTATCTTTGGCTCCTACCGCTGGGACTCTTATAGTTATCCAAAGGAAAACCTCAACGGAACGTTTAGTGTCTTGGCAGGATGCCAGTGTTTTAAAGGCTGAGGATATGACAATTGCTCAAGTTCAACAACTCCATATTCTCGAAGAACAAGAAGACTGGATTAGGATTAACAGTATGGTTACCGATGAATACAGTCGATGGAACGCCTTGAACCATAGGATTATCAATGTTGGTGACCCTATAGACCCTCAAGATGTAGTTACGAAGAATTATGTTGAGAAACTTGGTGATTCCTTTAAGACTCTTTTGGATACCACCACCACTCAGGGTATTAAAAAGCTTGAATATAAAACCCAAGAAGGGCTTCTTGCTCTCGAACAACAAACCTCGTTGGACTTAGAAACACTCGCAAACCTCTCTGATGAAATCAAAGAGATAGCACAAAAAGTCAATGTGTTTGTACCGAGTGTGACGGAAAACATTCTTTCTTGGACAAATGAGGCTGGGCTAGATAATCCTGCCCCAGTGAATATTAAAGGTGAACAAGGAAAACACGGTAAAGACGGTGCAGCTGCTAC